ATGCGTTAAAGAATAAAGCATCATCGCCTTGGGGTAGTGTTGAATCATCAACGATTACCGCACCGGCAGGGCAATCTTTAACAGCTACTTGCTCTATTGGCAACTCGCCTGTGGGCACACAAACTGAAACCCCACCATTATTATTACTATAAATAACTACTTTTGTCATTGTATTACTCCTTAAATTCCATGATTGGCAAAATTACCATGATATTTTATTCTTGCCTCAATAGAAACAAGTTCTGCTAATTCTAAATCTTTAAAATCACCAAATATTTTTTGCTTTTTATTTACTTGCAATCTTACTCTCCAAGAATTTTTAGATTTATCATAAGATACACCTTTAATTCCAGATGTATTATCTTTTCTTAATTTTGCATTTCTTTGATTTTCTTCCGCAGTAGCAACTCTTAAATTGTTAATTTTATTATTTGATGGATTGCCATCTATATGATCAATAAAACCTTCAAAATTTTCATTAAATAATTTATAAATTATTCTGTGAGATGGATATGCTTTTCCATCCAAAAATATTGATTTATATCCATTATTTTTTAAATTGTCCGCAACATCGCCAACTTTTGATCTATGAGCCATTTGATGTGGCTTTTGTTTCCAATAAAGAACACCATCCCTATACTCAAATACTTGTTTAAGTCTTTCAGTGGAAGGCATGACTTGTGACATTTTTTATTCCTTTTAGTTTCCAAAAATTGAAACGCAAACATTACTTGAGTCATAAAATGCGCTTGCTGTAGTAAATCCATAAATTGCTAAAGAAGTTGTGGAAAAAACTGATGTTGTTCCAATATATGCGTTACCGCCATTTAAAGTAACATTTGCAGAATAATTTGCATCATTTAAAGCATTAGCAAAATTTAATGTGTATTGCCCTGTACCAGATCTAGTAATACTAGAAACATTGTATGATGCTTTAATAGTTCCAGTAGACCCTGCAAAGTTTACCCAAGCCAACGCATTAGTCGTAACTCCGTTTGATTGGACTTTGATTAATCCTGAACCATCGGCAGTCTGTGTTATTCCTGTTCCAGATACGGCATTTATAATATTCATTTTGTTTTATCCTTATCTGAAAACTTTTAATAAAAATATGTTTATTTTTGTCATTATTAGCCTTTATATTATGCTTTAAGTTCCATGAAACACAACCATTACTGGATTGCCGTCAACCGCAGAAGCAGCGTAAAGCGTATAAATTCCACAAGATGTAGTAGTAGTAGCAGCAATACTTTGCAATGTAACCCAAGATTGAGTTGCATTTGATGTTGTTCCAGTCATTATGTAATTTGAATTTGACATTGGAGTTGTAAAATTAATTACATATAAGCCAGTGCCACTTCTTGTTACAGAACTAACATTAAAAGAATTATTAATAGTTGCACCACCACTACCATTAAAATTTACCCATGCTTTAGCAATACCAGTAACTCCGTTTTGAGTAGACAAAACTCCTGTACTTGTATTTAATACATCAATTGCTAATGTGCCGTATGACATAATTAATCCTTAAAGAATTACCCAACGACTACCGCTAGGAATTGTTATTGTTGCGCCAGAATTGATTGTGATCGGGCCAGTACTACTTGCGCTCTTTCCTGTTGGTATTGTATAAGATGTAGTAATAGTTTGACTATTTATTACAAATACTGTATCCGTACCACCACCGGTTGCCGATCCACCGCCCAATGTCCATGAAGTACCGTTCCAAGTCTCTACGTTGTATAAAGTAGAGTTGTATCCCATTTGACCGAGCACCGGACTGGTTGGTCTTGTAGCCGTTGTCCAGTTACTCAGTAATATGCCATTTGCCCCGATTGTTGTTCCTGCCATGTTCGTTCCTTATGGGGTTGTTGCACTATATACAGATCCAAGAGTCTTCCAGTTTCCGTACTGATCCAAGGAAGCTATCGGAGTGCCTTGGAAATAGAAAAATAGCTTACTGTTAGATTCCGATATCGTGTAATCAGAAAATGAGAAAGATTGGGGCGCATCTGTCTGAACATCCCAGATCAGATTCATATTCACATCATAGACTTGTTGCCGGTAAGAGCCTGAACCGTAAGCCTGGCAACTTCCAATTCCATCGAGAACAATAGGATTGGTGTTGAGAGTTGTTAAAGTATCATCCTGATAGGTGTTTTTGAATGTTGTTGTGCCTGGGATGTAGTAATAGACAAATCCCCCTGCCAATGGACCACCATTGGAATTAAAGAATTGTTGCCTACCGTTTGGGATTATTCCACTCATATATCAATCCTTTTTGTTCTCTCTGAGGTTCAGTATGCTAGGACGTTTAGCATTTTTTTGCATGTTCTTTTCTGTTTCAGTCGCTGCTTTATTTAAAGCATTTTGAAGCGAACTTTCACGAAAAGACGTACCCAAATTTTTACCAACATAACCACCGGCAGCAGCAACATAAGGATTTCCACCGCTAATTACGCCTCCAACTGTAGTGCCTACTGCTGCGCCAATCTTCGGTGCATGACTTGCAAGCATTTCAATTCGTTGCGCTTGAGCTGCTCCTCCTTCATACCCATGAATCCCAGGCATGATGTGACCACCAACATTTAAAACATGATAGTTTCTAACTTCACTAGGACTAAATGTTTCAGCAATCTTTTCTCCAACGACTGAGTTAAGCATTTTGTTTACATCGTTTTGATTCCAAACTCCTGCCCTTCCCCCTCCTGCATTATATACTTCACGAGCTAAAGCACCATCTATTTCAGCAAGTGCAGACTTGGCAGATTTGCGTAAACTTTCAGGCACTGGAGGTAGACCTTCAGGTGCACCTCTAACTATACCTTTGGACAAATCTTCCAATGTTCCTCTAACATGCCTCCATTGATCTTTGCGTAAATTGTTTAATTTACTAGGTATCTTTTCGTTTGGAGTTGTTGACTTAACAATACCATTTTGATCAGTTTCACCAAATAACTTTTTAAGACCTTCAGCTTCATAAATGTGTTGTTCGGCTTGATGGATTCTGTCACCAAGTTTATATAACTTTGGATCTGCAACTTCGGCAATATCACGATCAATAGCTGAATTAATGTCTGAAATTGTGCTTGCTTTCTCATGTGTCCATGAGGCATTTATACGTTTTCTAACTGCGTCAAAGGCAGAAACAGATCCAGGAGGATATACATTCCCAAATTTATCAGCAAATCCTACTTCTTTTGCAAGTTTAATAAGTTCGGCAGCGCCTTGAGCAACTTCAGTAGTTCCATGTAATTTTAAAGAAGCGTTCCATTGTGGATTTTTTAGCAAAGTATCAACATGATTTGTTTCAATTGGAGTATCTCCAATCTTATCTTTTGCATCTTTAAAGATTGTCTGTTTAGCCTCTTGTAAAAATCCTTTAAGGCTTGTAGGTTCTTCCGCACCAATTTCATGTTTTCCGTAAAAAACATCATTGATTTTCATGCCTCTTTGTTCGTCATTGGTAAGACTAGGAGATGCCCCAGTAGCTTCGATCCGCTTTTGAGCAAAATCAGACAAAGCATTTTGTTCTTCAGCAATTTGTTGCCTTAACAATTCACCTTTTGGTGTTCGATCTGGATTTTTAGCCTCTTGATGCTCGTTTCTTAAAGTATTTTCGTTTCCAGTAATTACACCTTCACGAACTCTACCGTTAGGATTAATCGTACTTGCCACTTCAGATCTAATATTTTGCTCACGAACTGAAGCATCTTTAGGAGATTTTGAAAGTTTGTAAGCAGGGAATAATTCTCTATTAGCCTTTTCTTCGCCTGTAATTTCACCGGCAAATGGATTGTTTTGTGCTTTTGCTGCGCCTGTTGATCCTGCCATTACCTCACTAGGTTGGGCAATTTCAGTCTTTAAAGGGGCTTTTAGTTCAGCAGATGCCTCTCTAATTCCTTTACCAATTGCGCCCATTGTCTTACCAACTACAGGGGCAGCCAATCCTACCGCATTTAATGTTTCAGCTACGTTAATAGGATTAGATCCAGTCATTTGTGCAACTTTTTGCACTCCTGGATTAATTACATATTCTCCGCCTAAATTCATTAATTTATTAATTACATTGTTTTCGTATGCCGGTTGTTGCAAAGTTTGGGTCAAAGTTCCAACTGGCTTAGTTAATCTGCCAATGTCTGAAGTTGCATTAGATTGTGCTTGCTCTGGAGTTTCTCCAGAATGTAATCTAGCAAAATAATCAATTGATCTAGCTGCCTGACCTGGCAATCCTGCAACCAAATCAAGAGCATTAGCAGCAAATGCCGGTGCTTGTTGTTTAGCGTTTAATACTTGTCCAATAGCTTTTTGAGACATTGATAATTTAGGTGCGTTATCCCATGAATTTCCTTGACCTACGTCAAAATCCATGTTTTTATTAGTACGAATTACTTGCGGAGTTTGTTGAACAACTGGAGCTACAGATTTAGCTTGACTTGGTGTTTCTCCTACATCTTCTAAGAAACTGGCAAAGTCTGAGGGAGTCGATTTGGTTTGTGCAGACGGTTGATAAATGGCTTTAGTTCCATTCTCATGCTGAACAATTCCGGCAGATATTTGATGACGAATCAACGGATTACTTAAATCAATCTTTTGATTTGGATCAAGTCCTGCAACCTTTGCAACGTGAGCAATATAAGCGTTTGTGTCGTTCTCATTAGGAGGAGCCCATTTAGAGATTACATCCGCTAAAGTGCTTACACCTTTTTTCCCGTAACTTGCTAAGTTCTTATCAAGTGCTGCAAGTCCTTCCTCTGGAGTTTTGTACTGTGCCAACTTTCCACCAGGCATGAGTGCGCCTGGATTGTTATTCCTGATCGGTGCAGGAACATTCTTAGATTGAGGCTTTTCAGTCTCAACGTCATCAAGAAAATCAGCAAATGTTCCCATTACAGACCGCCTGTGTTAACTAATTTTTGAATAACTTCGTGCTTGTCTTTAAATTCTTTTAATAGTTCTTTCTTTTTCTCAGCAGACATTCCAGGAGTTATACCGGCTAATTCATCACGTTTCTGCTTTTTCTGCTCATCCGTCATTGTCTTATCTTCGTGATGATTCATCATTTCAAATAATTTACTGTCTGCGTTATCACCCCAGATCTTCTTAAATGTGTCCATGTTATTTGCGCCATAACGCTTAATAAACTTGGTTGCTGCGTCCGTTTGAAGATCAAGATTCTTCATGTCTGATTTTGCTCGTCTTCCAATGTTTAAGAGCACATCTGGATCATAGACTTCACTTCCGTTTGCATGAGCCTGTAAAGCCTGTCCTGCAACCGTATCCATTGAACCACCTGCAGCTTTTAGATTGGATATCTGCATATTTGCAATGTCTTTTGACAATTGCTGATACTTTGGATCTGCAACCATGCTACTTGCGTATCGAATGCCTTTATTTGCAAGATTGACTGCACCACCAACTACAGGCAAATCACCGCCTGGAATCCGCATTGTTTCCTCTTTGACCTTTTCAACTTGTTTGAGCATTTCATCCAAGTTTCTACGGTCTGTGACAAGGTTTTTCTTTCTGTCAATTAAACTACTGACGTATTGACCGCCTTCTTGGGTCTTTGTGTCCTCATTTGGCAATGGTGCGTAATTAGTTCCAGGTTGACGAACAGGGAACATCAATTGAGATGCAACTGGGTCTTGAGTTTGTGTTGATTTAGTAGCCGTTGCACTAGAATTTGCAGGTGCAACTTCAGTTTTTTCATTAGGATTTGCAAATTGAACAGGCTTAAGTTTTCCAGTAATAGGATCGTAAATAGATGCCGGTTGACCGTTTGCGCCTGGTTGTAAAGTGCCAAGAAGTTTATTTAGCTGATCCGCATTGGATATTGTTGCAAAATGCTCTTGTTTGATAAAGTTGTGATAAGCCTCTTGATCTTTTTCTTTATTTCCAGTTGTAGGAGGAGCCATTCTCAAATGTAACATAGCCTCATCTGGAGTTAATGCTCCTTGGGCAATCAACGCTGCCATTTCTTTTGCATGATCGTCTGGAGTTACAACACCACCTTTATCAATTTTTTCAACCAATCCACCCAAACGCTGACCAGAAATAGTGTTCTTTTGAACCAAATTTCCTAGTTGTTTGCTGATATTTTCTTGTTGAGTTCCTTGTTGACCAAGTAAAGAAGTAATTGTTGGTGCTAAATTAGTCGCTGCCTCTGGGGACTTTGAAAGCATACTAATAACACCAGGGATATTTACATTTCCGTTTTGATCGGTGTTTTTCTGAATAGCCTCAGAGGACGCTTTATTTAAAGCAATTTCTTGCTGAAGTTGTTGTAATTGCAAATTGCCTTGTTGAACTGCAATATTGTTTTTCTGCAACCCCATAAGGTTATTCACAAATCCACCAAAATCGGGAATTGTTTGTTTTGTAGGAATTATTGAAGCATCTAATGGCATATTTTTGTCCTTATTTCTTTTGATTACCTGTAACTAAGGAATAAATACCCGCTCCACCTAGTCCTAATTGCATTAAACTCATTAAAGAATTAGATTGAGCGTTTCCTGCTGCAATTTGTCCTGCTGCGGTTGCATTTGCTCCACCCATTAGGGTATTCCCTACGGATGAAGCATTGGCGGCACCTATTGATCCAAGACCAGAAGCAGCGTTTTGTCCCATTCCAACCGTATTCATGTAATTATTTAAATATTGTTGGTAATTACTTTGAGCCAATCCAGTTGTATAGTTTTGCAAACCCTTTTCTTGCGCCCCAGATAAATTTTGACCAGTCGCAGATTGTTGATTCTGTAATTGTTGAAGTCCTTGATTTAGGGTAAATTGATAGCCTGGTACGTTTTGTAGTGCAGTTTGTATCCCTGCGCTACCTTGTGAACCAAGACCTAAAAGATTCATAAGTTGAGGCATCGCAGCAGTTCCAAGCCCCATATAAGGTGCTAAATTCTGCTGAGTTTGTTGAAATTGCTGATTTTGCAAGTTTGCAGCATAAGTAGCTGCATTTGCTTCAGTAGTAGCAGCTTCCTTAGCCGCAGCGGCTTGTTGATTTGCCCCTGTTAAATCACGAACCGCATTAGTTATAAACGACATTATTCTCTCCCCATCATTACCATAGACCGATCTACACCATCTCTACGGTAAGCCTTACTAATCCTACCCTCCTCGACAAATCCGCACCGCAGTGCTAATTTTAACGCAGAGGTGTTCCATTCACCAATAGTTCCGAGGAACTTTCTTGCTCCTTTTTGCCTCATTTTCTCAAGACAATCTAAAAAGAAAGAATCCACTCCTTTTGCCCCCTTCAACATACAAATGTGAACCTCGTACATTGTCGGAGTTGCGGGTCTAAACATCACAAAACCATGCGTATTTGTGTAGTAAATCTCGCTCTCTTGATACCCAAAATTCTCTTTTTTAATCCCATCAACCTTAACCCACTTCCAAACTCTATCGTCCCGCATGACGGATTCAATAAAGTCTTTCATAAAATGATCCATTTACTTCCTGTTGGGATTGTCACCGTAGCCCCTGAATTGATCGTAACTGGCCCACCAGAAACGCAACTCGAACCC